TGTGGCACAACTAAAAGAAATGGGTGCATATTACTTTACACCCATGACTGGTGGTTATGGTTACAGTGGTGTACCCGACATAGTGGGGTGTTACAAAGGATATTTCTTTGGTATAGAGTGTAAGGCAAAGGGGAGCAACGAGCCTACACCATTACAGCAAAAGAACTTAGAACAAATACTGGAGCAAGGAGGCTATGCCGTTGTCATACATGGTGAAAACGTAGACAAGGTCAGTATTAAAGATTTAATAGAAACGTATAGGTTAGGTAAGCAATGAGAGCCTTTATATCCATTGCAGTAGAGGCGATGCTTTTTTTTGATAAGCTCCTTTCTGTCGTGACTCTACCATTGAAGAATGTAAAACTAGTCCCCCTTTGCGAACCCAACAATTTTGTTGGGAGGGGGCATTATTATGAGTAAATATATAAGGAGCAAAAGATTACAGTTTCATAATCATCATGCACATGAAGAGAAGATAGATATATCTCCTTACCACGTTGACAATTACAGACATTCTTGCAGGGAGGTCAGCACACGGTGCATACGGTGTGGCACGTTACCACGTACCATAGGAGAGGGGATACATTTTTCTTGTAGTTTATTTGTGAAGTGTGACGATTGTTATGCGATCGAGTCGCACTCATACGAAAACCACGAGGGATTTAATTGGTTGTTTATGGATAATGATTTGAAACAAAAGACTGGAGAGGCAAGATCATTATCATTATTTAACAGATATAAAAAAGAGAAAAAGGAGGAAGATGATGACGATAGTATGTATTAATTGTGGAGGTGTTGTCAGACACACCGAAGGTGTAGCAATGTGCGTTTCATGTGGTCAGTACGAACTGCCTTTCGATCAAACTATAATAGATGCAGAGGTACAAGAGCAGATGGAAAAAGACGATGCAGAAACCGAATAGAATAGATTTATTAAAAAGAGCCATAGAATATACAGATGGCGATAGACGCACGGACTATGGCAGTCCTATTGAAAACCACGAACACATTGCGATGATATTTAATTCTATCACAGGTAAACGACTTTCAGCAAAAGACATTGCGTTGGTGCAGGTAGCAACCAAGTTAGCTAGAATGACATCATCTCCCAAGAAAGACGATCACTATATAGATGCAATGGCTTACATAGGTATAGCTTACGAATGCGAAGAAGATATAAGACGTGATGGTGGTCGTTACTTTTACGAGGACAAGTGATGGATTTAATTACGTTAGACTTTGAAACATATTACAGCAAAGATTATTCTTTGGGTAAACTCACAACAGAAGAATACATACGTGACCCAAGGTTTGAGGTCATTGGTGTTGGTATAAAACTAAACGATAAAGAAACGGAGTGGGCGAGTGGAACACATAAACAACTTAGAGAGTACTTACAAACGAACTTCCCCTGGGCAAACGCTATGGTACTTGCTCATAACACTATGTTTGACGGTGCTATTCTTAATTGGGTCTTTGATATTAGTCCTAGGGTGTATACCGATACTTTGTGTATCTCCCGTGGTTTTCACGGGGTGGAAGATAGCAGTAGTCTCAAGGCGATATCTGAAAGATATAATCTCGGAGTTAAAGGCACAGAGGTATTCGAGGCGATCGGCAAGAAGAGAGAGGACTTTACGGAAAGTGAACTAAGTGCTTACGGAGATTACTGTGTTAATGATGTTGATCTCACATATAAAGCGTTCTTGCACATGGCAAAAGATTTTCCCAAGAGTGAATTAAAGTTAATAGATTTAACTTTGAGGATGTTTGTAGAGCCAGTATTAGATTTAGATCTAGGTATGCTCGAACAACACCTTGCAGAAACACGTTATGAGAAAGAGTCATTACTACAACAATGTGCTGTCATGGGTGTGTCAAAAGATGATTTGATGAGCAACCCTAAGTTTGCAGAAGCACTGAGGCGTTTGGGTGTAGAGCCACCTATGAAGATAAGTCCTACAACTGGACAAGAAACATTAGCATTGGCTAAGTCTGATGAAGACTTCAAGTCTTTGGCAGAACACGAGAACCCACAAGTAAAAATTTTAGTCAATGCTAGACTTGGTAACAAATCAACCTTGGAAGAAACAAGGACACAGAGATTTATTGACATATCAAAGAGAGGATTACTGCCAGTGCCAGTAAGATACTATGCCGCTCATACTGGTAGATGGGGTGGTGACGATAAGATAAATTTACAAAACTTACCGAGTCGTGGCAAGAATGGTAAGAAACTAAAACGTAGTATCATTGCACCAAAGGGTTACACTATCATAGATGCTGACTCATCACAGATAGAGGCTAGAGTCTTGGCTTGGCTTGCAGGGCAAGATGATTTGACCGAGGCATTTGCCAATGGTGAAGATGTTTATGTAAACATGGCATCAAAGATATATAACAAACCCGAAGAAGAGATAACAAAGGATGAGAGGTTTGTAGGTAAGACAACAATACTGGGTGCAGGGTATGGCATGGGTGCTTTGAAGTTTCAGTCACAACTACAGACTTTTGGCTTTGACATGCAGATTGAAGAAGCACGGAGGGTCATAGGTGTTTATCGTGATACTAACTGGAAGATAAACAAGTTATGGCGTGATGCTCAAGACGTGCTACGGGCCCTGTACAACAAAGAACACCCAACACTCTTGGGATGTGGTGAAGTCTTGGAGACTGTGCCAAAAGAGAATGGTATACGTTTACCATCGGGATTGATGATGAGATACGGAGACTTGGCTTGTGAACAAAGTGATGGCAGAGTTGAATACAATTACAGAACTAGGAATGGTAGAACTCGTATCTATGGTGGTAAAGTTATAGAGAATGTATGCCAAGCTATAGCTAGATGTATTATAGGTGAGCAGATGCTCAAGATAAATAAAAGACACCGTGTCGTGTTAACAGTACATGACTCTATAGCTGCATGCGTAAAAGATGAAGAAATCAAAGAGGCACAGACTTATGTAGAGGAGTGTATGAAGTGGACACCTGACTGGGCAAGAGGTTTACCGATCAACTGCGAATCGGGTGTGGGTAAATCATACGGAGATTGTGAATGAGTATATCTCCTTGGTCGTTCAGTAGAATTAAGTCTTTTGAACAATGTCCCAAACAGTTCTATCATTTGAAGATAGCAAAAGATTACGAAGAAGAGCAGACAAGTGCCATGACCTACGGCACAGAACTCCATGCTGTGGCAGAGAATTACGTGCAACATGGCGAGGACATACCTAGAAGATTTGGATTTATGAAACCAGTGCTTGATTCTCTTAAAAACAAAAAAGGTAAGAAGTATTGTGAAGTTCGTATGGGACTCACACAGGATCTCAGTCCGTGTAGCTTTACGTCTAAACAAGTTTGGTGGAGAGGTATAGCAGACTTAATAATCATAGATGATACAAAAGCATGGGTCATAGATTACAAGAGTAGCAAGTCTGCAAAGTATGCAGACAAAGGTCAGCTAGAACTTATGGCTCTATCTGTATTTAGTTACATGCCAAAGATAGACACAATAAATGCAGGATTGTTATTTGTTGTGTGTAAACAACTTGTCAAGCAAGTATACACACGTTCTGGAAGCAACGAGCTTTGGGATAAGTGGATTTCTAATTACAAAAAAATGGAAACTGCGTATAATAAAGATGTTTGGAACGCAAGACCAAGCGGATTGTGTCGTAGGCATTGTCCAGTAATAGAGTGTATACACAACGGGAGTAACAACTGATGGCTTATACAAAAACAAAAAGACCTTACAAAAAAGAATACGAACAACAAAAGAAACGAGGAGAACATCCGAATCGCATGGAGCGTCAGAAAGCTAGACGTGCATTGGATAAAAAAGGTGTTAGCAGAAAAGGAAAAGATGTCAGTCACAAGAAAATGTTAAGTAAAGGTGGCAGTAATAAAGATGGTTATTTTTTAGAAAGTCCATCGAAAAACAGAAGTAGAAACGGAAAAAAGAAAAAAAAGGCTTGATTTAAAGCCCGTACAGTAGGGGTAACGATACCCCCGTGTGTGATTGTACCTAGAAAAAGGAGTGAAATATGGGTCTTGCAGTATTAAAAAACACGTCAACAGGTATGCGTTCATACATATACCCAGGGACTTTCAAACCATTTAAACACCAAGAAGAGACAGCATCTTTCTTGGCTACAAGAAAAAGAGCGTTTTGTTTCAACGAACAAGGCACTGGCAAAACTGCTAGTTCTATATGGGCATCAGACTTTTTGATGGACATTGGAGCAGTCAATCGTGTGCTTGTCATATGCCCTTTATCGATAATGGATTCTGTGTGGAGAGATGATTTGATGACCTTTGCACCACACAGAACTGTTGAAGTAGCACATGGCACACCCGACAAGAGAAAGAAAATAATAGAAGAAGGTTCAGACTTTGTAGTTATAAACTACGATGGCGTTGAGATTGTATCAGATACAATATTAAAAGGTGGTTTTGATTTGATAATAATCGATGAAGCCACACATTATAAAAACCCAAGAACAACAAGATGGAAAGTATTAAATAAGTTGTTAACAGATGATACGTGGTTGTGGATGATGACGGGAACTCCTGCGGCACAGAGTCCTCTTGATGCTTATGGATTGGCAAAGTTGATGAACCCAACTGTTGTGCCAAAGTTTTTTGGCTCTTTTCGTGACATGGTGATGACACAAATATCTAGGTTCAAATGGATTCCAAAAGATTCTTCTATAAAAACTGTACATAGAATACTGCAACCTGCCATTAGATTTACAAAGAAGAACTGTTTAGATTTGCCACCCATGACATATGTCAAGAGAGAGGTAGAACTTACAAGGCAACAAACTAAATACTACAAAGAACTAAAAACAAAACTAAGAATGAAAATAACAGGAGAAGAGATAACCGCTAACAATGCCGCAATAGGTATGAACAAGTTACTACAAATAGCATCAGGTGCTGTTTATACAGACAAGGGTGATGTATTAGAGTTTGATATAAAGAACAGATACAAAGTATTAAAAGAAGTTATAGATGAGGCAAGTCAGAAGGTTCTTGTGTTTGTTCCTTTCAGACACACAATAGATTTACTACGAGATAAACTAATAGCAGATAAGATACCCACAGATATTATTCGTGGTGATGTGCCTGCACACAAGAGAACAGAAATATTCAAAGCATTTCAAGAAACAACAATACCTAAAGTTTTATTAATTCAACCACAATCTGCGGCTCATGGTGTAACACTTACGAAAGCCAATGTGGTTGTGTGGTGGAGTCCCATAAGTTCGTTAGAAACTTATGCTCAAGCCAATGCTAGAGTACACAGAGCAGGACAGACACACAAATGCACTGTAGTGCAACTGCAAGGTTCTAACACAGAAAAACACGTTTACAGGTTATTAGATAACAGAATACACCTACACACAAAAATAATAGAACTTTACAAAGAAATACTTGACTAAGCTATCTCTAGTAACTATATATAAAGTATTAATAGATAAACGGAGAATGTAAATGGAAGAATCTTCCCTATCTGCTGAAAAGTTAACTAAAGCGTATATAAGAATAAGAGAGGAACGAGCATCGCTCAGTACCTCCTACAAAGAAAAAGATACAGCGTTGGTTAATCAGCTAGACATGGTGCGAAAAGGACTTCTCGATTACTGTGAGAAACACGGTGTTGAGAGTGTGAAAACTTCCGAAGGTCTCTTTTATAGAACGACAAAGACAAAATATTGGACTAGCGACTGGGAATCCATGCACAAGTTTATACTACAGCATGAAGTGCCTGAGTTGTTTGATAAGCGTCTTAACCAGTCAAACTTAAAAGAGTTTTTGGAAGATAACCCCGATGTATATCCCGAAGGTCTTAACAAAGACACGGAGTACGTCATAACTGTGAGGAAAAAATAATGGTAGGAAAATATGTACCAATAGAGGATGTGGCTAAACACTTTTCAGTTTCCATATCCACAATCCGAGCATGGGTGCGTCAAAAAGAAATACCCGATGATACTTACATAAAAGTGGGTAATACTTATCGGTTTAATATTGAGGACGTATCCGATGCTTTAACAAACAAGTCTAAACCATTGAAAGACAACGACAATATTGTCAGGGAAACTTGGCATCACGAAGATGACGTTGATAAAGAACATGGTATAGAAAAAGTAAACCTCGACCAAGATTATTAGGAGAGTGCAAATGAACGAGTCGATTATGAACTACAATATTAATGATGTAGAGGCTTTATGGCCAAAAATAAATAGAACCTATAAGTTTGATAGTGCAGAGCAGAGGTCTATACCTTGCAACGCTACAGATGCAGGGGCAGAATATAATATGCAGTTTCGCATGAGTAAAGATCAAGCCAAGGCATTGTACGAGGCGATGGGTAGAGCCTATGCAGAGAAGAAAGAAGGCAGTTGGCCTGCTAAACTACCATTCCCATTTAAGAAAGATGAGGATGGAACTTACACTCATAAGACTAAATTAAAAGGTGCTTATGGTACAGACCCTACAAGAAAGCCAATGCAGGTGGACTCCAAGGGTGTAAAGTTAGCTGATGATTTTCTATTAACTACTGGTAGCACCGTGAATATAGCTGTGACTTTTACTCCGTACATGTTGGGTAAAGATGCAGGTGTGTCTTTGAGATTAAGAGCAGTACAAGTTACTAACTACAAACCTATGGAAGAAGTATCACCATTTGGTGTTGTGGAAGGTGGTTACACTGCAAACGAAGATAACCCTTTTAATTCCGTTGAAGAACCGATAGCAGAACCTAAGAAAGTAGAAAGTAAAAAATCTACAAAAGAAAAGGTAGAAGATAACGATCTCTCTGCTATAGTTGATAACTGGGACGACTAGTCCCTCAATAATACCACTACTCCTTTTTTAAACCTTTCTCCATGGGTAGTTGTTGGAGGGGTAGTGGTAGCTTAACTTTATGGTTTGTCATGGAAAAAATATTATTTTTAAGGAGCGTACTAGCCAAGGAGGGATTCTACTGCGTATTTGCAAGTCGTATAAGAGACGACAAGAGAGTACAGAAATTTTACAAAGATATAGGTCAAGTTGCCGATGTGGCAAATAATTTAGATGAAGAAGGATATGACGTATATTTTGCATTATCAACGTTTGTTGATCCAAGCTCTAGGAAAGTACCTAACGTAAAACACGTTAACACATTGTTCCTTGACCTCGATTGTGGGGTTGGGAAAGATTATGAAACACAACAGAAAGCTATATCAGCTTTAAAAGAATTTTGTAAGAAACTATCTCTACCTAAGCCGTTGTTGATAAATTCAGGTAGAGGTGTGCATGTATATTGGATTTTGTCAGAACCTGTCGGTGTGGATGATTGGTTACGTACCGCATCAAAACTAAAGCATCAATGCACACAGCATAACTTGTTAGCAGATCCTGCTGTAACGGCAGATGCCGCAAGAGTGCTACGAATACCAAGCACACATAACAATAAGGTAGACCCACCATTAGAAGTTACATTTATAAGTAACTCTATGCCTGATACTGTAGACTTTGACGAGTTCTCTGAATTATTAGGTGGTGACCCTATACCCGTACCAAATAGATATGTGCCTACACAAAACAATGCTACATCAGAGGCGTTGATAAGTAATGTAGAAAACGTATTCAAAGATATACTTGTAAAAACTGCAAGTGGTAATGGTTGTCAACAGATAGGTATCATAGCTAGAGATCAAGAAACAGTCAGCGAACCTTTGTGGAGAGCAGGATTATCTATAGCTAAGTTCTGTGTAGATGCAGAAAAAGCCGCACATTACATATCAAAGGGTCACGAAGATTACACCAAAACAAGTACAGACAAGAAGATGGACAACATAAAAGGGCCTTACCTCTGTAATACATTTGATGAATACAACCCCGAAATATGCACGAAATGTAAGTTTTGGGGTAAGATAAAATCTCCTATATCTCTTGGTAAACGTATAAAGGAGGCTACCGAAGAAGATAATGTAGTAGAAGCTCCTGCTATAAATTTAGTAAATAGCCCTACTAATAAATACACCATACCTGCGTATCCACGACCTTATTTCAGAGGTGCTAATGGTGGTGTGTATGTCAGAACTATAAAGTCTAGTGGTGATGTAGATGAGAAACTTATATATCACAATGACTTGTATGTAGTAAAAAGATTGAGAGATGTAGAGGTTGGTGAGGCAGTCGTGATGCGATTGCATTTGCCAAAAGACGGAGTTAGAGAGTTTACGTTACCCCTCACAGCCGTGACTTCTAGGGAGGAGTTTCGTAAAGTAATATCAATGCAAGGTGTAGCTATTACAAGGATGGATGAACTTATGCAATATACAACTACATGGGTAAACGAGTTACAAGAAAAGGGTACAGCCGATGAAGCGTACAGGCAGTTTGGTTGGACTGGTGATGACTGTGAGTCTTTTATATTAGGTAATGAGAAGATATACAAAGATAGGAAAGAGTTTAATCCACCATCTTCACAGACAGCGTCATTGTTTCCTGCCTTTGAACCAAGAGGTACTCTGCAAGAATGGAAGAAAGCCATAAATTTCTACAACAAAGATGGGTTTGAACTACATCAGTTTGTTGTAGGCACGTCATTTGGCTCACCCCTGATGCAGTTCTCACCTATAAACTGTGCGGCTTTGCATATATACAGTAAAGACTCAGGCGTAGGTAAAACTACAGCCATGATGGCAGGTGCATCAGTATGGGGTAGACCCGAAGATTTGATAATCCATGAGAGAGATACGTACAACACAAAGATGAACAGAGGTGAGTTGTATCACAATCTACCTTTGTATATGGATGAGTTGA